GAAAAGCTACAAATAACTTTAGAGAAAGTTCAAGAAGAACATAGAAATATTAAAGTACAAAATGGATATGTTAAATGATAGATATAATTTTTGCCTTACTTATGATTGTAAACCATGAGATTGTTGAACACAGAATACAAGATACTTTAAGCGAATGTCTTAAACATAAGAGAGTGGCTGAACGAAATAAGGGCGGTTCTGTATTATATAAATGTATTAAATCCAAAGCAGAGATTGAAATAAATATAGATGGTTCATATACAATAGAAAAATTAATTTTAGAATAAGGGTTGTAACTTAATATACACACGAGGTTCATGGTTAAACCTCTAAAAAAACAAGGAAAAAGAATGAATAAATGTATTAAATGTAATCATCCATGCCATTGTGTAGAAGATAAAAAACTTCATACTTATATATATGGAGTTTGTAATTGTGAACCTTGTGATTGTAAAGATAGAGCAGAAGATCAAAGTTACGAAAATAATGGAATTATGATAGATGATAAATAAAAGTTTTATGGTAAAAAAATATGAGATTCAGAACATTAAAAATTCAAAAAATAAGACAGAGGGCAAGACAACAAAAGGAGAAAACAGAAAAGTGGGTTAGATTTCTAATTGTATTTCTATTCTGTTGTTTATTATTATTGGGGTATAAGCAATGAAGTTTATATTAACAATGATTATATGTTCAGGAATATCAAACCAATGTATGCCACCTTTTACATTTGAAAAATCCTATATAGACGGATATGAATGTATGTTAGATGGTTATCAAAAATCATACGATAGAATTGAAGCAATGGGTAAAGATGAAGTTAATAAACATAGAATCTATATAAAGTTTGGCTGTAATGAAGATTTCTCTAACAAAAGCCCAACATCAGGTAAGCCAATCTAAAAAACGATTCAGAGTTCTTATATCAGGTAGAAGATTTGGTAAGACATATCTTTGTATTACTGAAATGATGAAGTACGCAACAAGGCCATTACAGAATATCTGGTATGTTGCGCCAAC